CACGTGGCGCACTAACTCGGGACATATGGCCCACAGGCCACGTAAGCAAAACCGTGTTCTTTTCTTCCTGCAATTATAAGGCCTTCGGCCTTAAATGCATTTATATGGGCCTTCGGCCCATTTTTCATTCTAAATTTGAATCTTACATGGGCTTTATTTTATAGAGGGTTGTATGTCAGAGAGGTTTATTTGTTTTAGGGTGGTTTTGCTTAAGGTTTACCATTTATGATTATATTCTAAAAATCATAAATAAACCACTTCATTCATTCTTATGTATAAATGAAGTTAACATATATAGAATGTTATTACATTATCAGATATTATTATCTGAATACAATTTCCTACATCAATCGATGCATCTGTCGATGCCATAATAACATTTTTAATAAGGCGTACATCAGAATTTGAGAATTCTTCTATTTCTTCATCACAAAATAACTGAACCGCCATTGGATCTGCAGTACTCACTTCCTCAACATATTCTTCGAAGAAGAACGCCATAGTGTGTAATCGGAAACCTATTGATGGATCCAAACCATTATATACCACCACACAGGCTTTACCGAAACGTTCAGCACACTGAACTATAGAAGTCTTCATTTGCTGAACCGCATATATGGTATCATCAAGATTACCATAAACAAGAATCCTTCGAACATAACCACTCACCTTCTCTATAAATAGAGATTTCATCCGCTCTTCCCAATATTTTTGCTTAATGACACGCTTCACATCGTCGCAAAATGCTTCCGAATTCCAGAACTCCATTCTGATCAGCGTTGTATTTCGCATTTTACATGGCGAACACAGATATAAATAGCAACAACAAAGCTGCTTCGCATCAGGGACCACATCCCACTACCAGGTTGCTTAGGGGCTAAGCAACGAATAAAGCAATAAAGCATTCGCTTTTGTACAGCTTACGGCAAACATATGTCACATCATCACGTGCTTCTTTATAGGCGCACGTGATGTCCCGTCCCGGGCAGGGGGGGTAATAATAAGCCCCCCTGCC